TTGCAGCGTACGCACAAGGAGGTACAATCTCAGCATCTACTATGACAAATAGTTCAAATAGTAGCTTTGCAGCGTACGCACAAGAAGGTACAATCTCAGCATCTACTATGACAAATAGTTCAAATAGTAGCTTTGCAGCGTACGCACAAGAAGGTACAATCTCAGCATCTACTATGACAAATAGTTCAAATAGTTATCATGCAGCGTATGCACAAGCAGGTACAATCTCTGCGTATGCTATGACAAATAGTTCAAATAGTTATCATGCAGCGTATGCACGAGCAGGCACAATCTCTGCGTATGTTATGACAAATAGTTCAAATACTGGCTTTGCAGCACATGCACGAGCAGGAGGTACAATCTCAGCAGAGAATATGACAAATAGTTCAAATAGTAGCTACGCAGCACATGCACGAGCAGGCACAATCTCTGCGTATGTTATGGTATGTTCAAACACCACAGCGAGTACGGTAGAATTAGTAAGAATTTTAGCTGGAGGTATAATAACGAACGACGCTGGAGTTTGGACAAACTTAGGCACTGGTGCAAAATGCAATGTGGCGGCAGGTACAATCTCTGCCAACGGCTATATAAATAGAATAGGGTAAAAAATGATAACAATAATAAATAAACACGGTAAATATACGGGAACACAGTATGGAGAGATATCTAAAGAGGCTCTAGATTGGCACGTTAGTCAGGGAGATACTTGGATAGATTTGCCTAAGTTTGAGCTTGATTTTATAGAAGGGGAAGAGCCAGATTATGGTGCTCCAGCTGCAATAGAATTGCTTAGCATTACTTCAAGAGAGGCAAAAGCAGCCAAGCAATTAGCCCTCAACTCTATTACAGTAACTGTAAATGGTAAGGTATTTGATGGCAGAGCTAAGGACCAAGTGAATATAATGGCAGCTATACAAGCAGCTACATTACTAAACATTACAGAAACAGAATGGGTTATGAGTGATAATGTTCCTACCTTAGTGACTTTAGATGAGCTAAAACAGGCATTAGTTCTCTCTATACAAAAAGTTGGTGAAATTGTTAAGGGTTTAGTATGATAGTAGTAATTAAAGATGCTAATGGTAAAGCAGTAAAAGAGATAAAAGTTGAATCAATTACTAATGGTATACTACGAAATTACCCAACAGGTTACACAGCTGAGGAAGTAGTGTGCAAGTAGTATTCTATGGGAACCATTATGGTCATTTAGGTAATAAACTGATACGTTGGTGGACTTCAAGCACTAAAGATAAGTTTAATGGTAAATGGAGAGATTCAGTAAGTCATTGTGAAATACTATTCAGCGATGGTATGATGTTTAGTGCTAGTCAGTATGAAAATACTACTAGATTCAAGAAACATAGCATGACTGGTAAAGCTTGGATAAGATTACCTCTAAGTGTAACTAGTGAAGAGGAAATAATAGTAAGAAGCTTCTGTGAATCACAAATTGGAAAAAAGTATGACTACTTAGGGGTTTTTGGGTTTGTGTTTAAAAACGCAGACGATCCTGACAAGGAGTTCTGCTCTGAAGTAAGTACTAAAGCACTACAACAAATTGGGTTGGTAATGGATCTGGTGCCTAGTAAAACTAGCCCAAATGCACTATATTTAGCAATAACAGAGTTAATAAGTTATACAAAATAACGAAATAATGGTACAATACGTGTACGATAAGTTTAAGTAAGGATATTAGAGTGATGGATGAGCAGCAACGGTTATTATATGACCATGACAAAAAGATAGATAAACTGGAAATATCTATTGAGCAAGTAGCTAATAGTATAGACCAATTGGCAAATGGCATCAGCTCATCTAATCGAAAGGTGGAAGGTATAACAGGAATGCTTAATACACAAAATATCCTTATGGAGAGATTCTCCAATATGGATCTGTCCCTCAAAGAGTCATTTAGTGGAGTGTGCACAAGGGTAGGAAAACTAGAGACAGCTAAAGAAAAACATGAGCTAGATGGGTGCCCGGCCGCTACCTCTGCACATAAGCGAATAAGTAGAATTGATAGTGCGTTAGGGTGGGTCAATAAATTAATTCTCCTTGCAGTGCTAGGAGCTGTGTTAAGTCTGGTGATAATCAAATGAAGAAGTGGTACAAGAGTAAATTTCACTGGTTTAATATAAGCTTGGGAATAATAGGCATGGTTGAGATTAACTTACATCTGCTGCAAAATACATTAGGGAATTACTATGGGTTTGTGCTTATGTTGATATCTGGGATTGGAATAGTCCTTCGTAATGTGACAACTACCTCAATTGAAGGAACAGGTGATGTTCGATAAAATACAAATAATAGCAGCAGTAGGAGTACTGCTAGTGTTCATAGTTAGTGTAGTCACTTACGAGAGTAAACTAAGCTCATTAAAATCAGAACTGTTAGAGACTACGAAAGACCTAAGTGATATGCAAGCAATCAGCAGAACTTGTGAGCGTAACTATAAAGCCCTTAACACAACCCTAAATGAAGTGAACGAGGCTAATGAGCAGTTGGGCGCTATATACAACGATATGGATGAGAAGTACAAAGCGGAAGTTTTAAAGCCACCAAAAGTACGCTATGAAGTGCTATACAAATTTATAGAGCAGGAGGTAAAGAGTAATGAGATTGAAGCTGTTACAATTAGGATTAATAATGCTGTTAACTACATTAACAATGGGGGGATGCACTAGCAAGCAAATTATTTATGAAGATAGAGTAGTTAAAAAGATAATAGCTACACCATGTGTCCTACCAGAAGTTAAATGCTACATAGATAGTAATAGCACGCTAACAGAAAAGGTTGACGGGATAATGGAGTGCCTTGCAGAGCATGAATTAGTACTAAAAACATATAGGGCAAAATAAATGATGTTATCTAAAAACTTCTCACTAAAATCGTTCGTAAAATCAAATACTGCTATAAGATTGGGCATAGATAATGTGCCTACATCAGCGCACATAGAAAACATGAAATACTTATGTGCAAAGATACTACAACCAGCAAGAGATAACTTCGGAATTATAGATGTAAGTAGTGGGTACAGAAGTGTTAAGCTATGTGAAGCTATAGGTTCAGACAAAACGAGTTTTCACGCAATAGGCTGTGCTGGTGACTCTGAAATTAGGTATGAAAAAGTCAGTAATTTTGAGTACCTACTATGGGTGTATGAGCACTGTGAGTTTACTGAACTAATAGCCGAGTACTTTGATAGGAATAACAACGAAGCTGGCTGGGTACACTCTGCAATTCAAAAAGGTAGGGAGAACGAAAGAACTCTAAAGCTAAAAGATTCAAGGCACAACTACCAAATAGTAACCATAGACTATTTGAAGAAGCTATACCAATAGCTTACTATAAACAGCGTGCCGAGGTTACTACTGCTATTAATACCAATGAAGAAGTTAGTGCTGAAATCCTGTAAGATAAGCTGGGCTTGTATACACTAAAGGTAGTTGAAAGCAGAAGTAGGCTAAAATTTGCATAACTAATACTTAGATAGTATAGAAGATGGTATAATTATACTAGAAGTAATGTAATACCGACATGAAGACAATTGGAGATACTTATATGAGTACTAGAAAGAAGAGTGACGTATTGCAGCCTGGATGGAAAAACTGCCCTGATTACCTCAAGCTAAATGCGGATGTAGAGGCTAGTTCTGGTATACAGGATGAGATACGATCAGACTTAGAAACATACAAGATACTAAAACAGGGTGGAAAACCTGTTAAGGTGAAACCAGGTAAAAGTGCTATACGTCCTAAGATGGTACGTAAGCACCAGGAGTGGAAATACCCTGCACTAGAGGAACCCTTCTTAAACACACCTAATATGTTCCAAATAATGCCACGTGGTCCTAGAGACGCTGCTGCTGCACACCAGAACTCAATGTTAATTAACTACCAGTATGAGACGTTGATTAATAAAGTAAAACTAGTTGGGGATGTAGCTAGAGTATTCGAAGATGAAGGTACTGTAATAGTCAAGACTGGCTGGGAATCCAAGTACGAAATGAAAATGGTCACTAAGCAACGCCCGATATTTGCGTCTGCTGAGGATAGTTTACAGATAATAGATGCCGCGGTACAGTCAGGCCAAATGACACCTGAACAGGCACAGGATATGATTACTAGTGGCCAACCAATGGAAATCGGTGTAGAAGACTACGAAGAGGAAGAGGAAGTACTTACTAAGAATCAGCCTACGCATACAGTACTGGACGGCGCTAACGTAGGTATAGACCCAAACTGTGAGGGAGACTTAAACTTAGCCGGGTTCATATGGCATGAATATGATACTAGTTGGGCAGAGCTAATTAAGAATAAGTATGAAGAGCTCCCAGATGGTTCAACTAGAGGGTACTACAAAAACATAGATGAAGCAATTGCAGCCGATTCAGATGTAGCTTACTTTGAGAATAAGTCCAAAGATTACAGTAACTTCGTATATAGTGATAAGGCTAGAAAGAAGTTCAAAGCAATCGAGTACTGGGGCTACTGGGATGTGCAAGGTGATGGTGTATTAGTTAGTATAGTTGCAGAATGGGTGGGAAGTACTCTGATTAGACTAGAAGAGAACCCATACCCACATAAGAGACTACCATTTAGTATAGCATACTATATGCCAGTGCTGAGAAGCACTCGTGGGGAGCCAGATGCTGTACTACTGGCTGATAACCAAGAGTCAAATGGTAAGATGACTAGGGCTATGCACGACATAACTAGCACAGCGGCTACTGGGCAGGAGTTCATAGATGCTAACTTTTTTAGTACTATAGCAGATAAAAATCAGTATGAGAAAGGTAATACAGTATACTTCAATAGTCACATGGACCCTAAACGTGCTATACATAGGCGCTCAGTAGATCCAATAGACAGTTCAATACTACAAGTTATGCAGATTAACACACAAGAGGCAGAGAATCTAACAGGCACTAGGCCGTTTGGGGGTACCAATGGCGCACAGGGGCTAGGGCTAGCTAAGATGTCATTAGATGGCACAGCTAAACGTGAGCTATCTGTACTACGCAGAATGAGCACACTATTTGTGGATATGGCTAAGATGGTTATTAGCATGAACCAAGCGTATATGGATGAAAAGCAGACTATTAGAATAACGGATACTGAGTTTGTAGAGATAGCCAGAGATGACTTACAAGGCGACTTTGACTTGCGAATTAGTATCAGTACACCTGAGAAAGATGACCAACAAGCTCAGTCATTAATGATGCTACTACAGACTAATGCTGCTAGTATGCCTCCTAAGTTGTATGCTAAGACTATGGGTAAGATACTTAGATTACAGTATCAGCCAGACTTAGCAGAAGAATATGAGAAGTACGAACCAGAGCCAGATCCAATGCAGATTAAGATACAAGAGATGCAGTATGAGAATACTAGGCTCCAAAATGAAATGCTGAAGATGGATATGATTGCTAAACAAAGTTTAGTAGAAGAACGCACAAGCAGAATGATAGAGAATACGGAAGCTGATATTAAGAACAAACTAGCACAAGCAGAGTTAAGAGCGGCTCAAGCTGAATTAGCGTTAGCTATGGCTGAGAAAGCTAAGAGTGAGGCAGATGTACTAGATCAGAAGTTTATTGATGTAGATAGTGGCAGTGCCCGTGAGAGGGAAATTCAAGATTTAGAGTATGCTGCTACTGTTAAGAATCATCTAAAAACGGTCGGCACACGTAACCAAAAAACAAGGTGGTAATTAATATGGTTGGAGATATGACAGAGCAAGGGCTAGGGCAACTTGGTGG